ACGTATGGCGGGACCGGGACACGTTCCAGGGCGACGACGGGACGGACCGGCCAGTCGTTGATGATGTCGTCGGGGCTGAGGACGATCGACGTTGGCAGGGGCCGGTCAGCGACGCGCATAGCTCACGACCCCCGAGGGGTTGCCGTAGCGTCGCCCGTTGCGCCGTGTCGACAGGCTCAACGCCCGTGCGATGTCGGCGGTGCGGAGCCCGCGGGGAAGGATCATGTTCACGGTCGACACCGATGTGCCGGCCGCCTGGGTGCCGCTCTGCTGGAACGGGTTCTTGATCTTGTTGATGACGTCTTGCACCGATTGGCTGGTGGCCTGGATCTTGACCGTCAGGGCGTGCTGGTTCAGCCACGATTGGGCGTCGGCATGCGCGCCGGCGAGGTCGCCCTCGTCGATCTTGTCGACCGCCATCTGGACGTCGATCGGGTTCGCGCCCGCGACTTCTCCGGCGCGAACGATGTCGTCCTCGAGCCCGCGGATGTCCTCGAGCGACGGCTGCATCCCCGAGTGGATCTTGAGGAACGCGTCATCGAAGTCTTTCGCCATGTCTTCGGACTGACGTTTGATGTCGATGTTTCCTTTCAAGGTGTCGAACGCCGCGGTCAGGTCGTCGGCTTTCTGTTTCGCCCGATCGGCAGCGGCCGCGGTGTCGTCGAGCTTGCCCGTCGTGCCGAACAGGGCGGTCTGCACGTCGCCCTGCAGCTGCTCGTTCGCCTTCTGCTTGTCGGTCAGGTTCCCGAACTCCGTCGCGGCATCTTTCAGGGCGTCGCGCTGCTTCACCAGGACGTCGAGGTTGATTCCGATCGTCTGCTTTTCTGCAGCCGTGTCGGCATCGTCGCGCGCCTTGCGCATGTCGTCGATCCGGTCCTGGAGGTCGCGGATCTTTGCTGCGGCTTCGGGCGCGGCGTCACCGACCCCACGGATCGAATCGACAATCTCGTTGGTCGACAGGCCCGCCTCGTGACCCTTGGTGATGATGTCTCGGTACAGGTCGAGGAACTTCGACGAGGCGACTTCTTTGTTCCCGTCCTTGATCGCCGAAGTGATGTCCTCGACAACCTTCAGGTGCTCCGCGGCCTTCTTCTTCGCTTCCTCCTGCTTGTTCTTGTAGACCGACCAGACCGCTGCCGCGAGCCCGATGGCGATCCCGATCCCACCGATCGCGCCAGACATCGCCGCCGACTCGATGCCCATTTTCGCGGCCGCGGCTTCTGCGAACTGTCCGATGCCTTCGACCGCCTGACCCGCTTCCGATGCGGCGCCCGATACGTCGCCCAGTGGACCGAGCATGTCGGCGAGCGCCTGCGTCCCGACCTGCGGGCCGCCGCCACGCCCGACCTTGTCGACCTGTTTCGACGTGTTGTCTGCGGTCTCGCCCGTGTCGCGCAGCTTCCCCTGCAACGCCTCAAGGTCGGCTTTGGCGTCGGCGGTGTCCGAGAGGACTTCGGCGACCCACGGGTTCCGGTCGATCAGATCCTGCGCCGACGTCTGGACGTCGTCGATCCCTGTCTTCGCCGCGGCGGTGTCGGCGTCGACGACGACGGTCGGCTCGAGCCGTTCTAGCTTCTCGGCGTCCTTGAGCGCATCCTTGGCACCTTCGTCGTCGTAGGACGTCTGGATCGGGATGTTGATCGGTTCGGTCGCCATCACGTCACCTGCTGCAAGGCGTCGTGAACCGCGTCGCGAAAGATCTGCGGGACTTCACGACGAGCTCGCTGGGTGACCTGGCGCCATCTGCCCCGGCCGCTGGCGCCGGGGTGATGCACGGCGACGCTCACCGGATGCCCCCACGAGCGGCCGGCGATCACCCGCGGTCGACCCCGGTTGCGCCCCGGCTGCGGAGCGATGCGGTGCGGTTTGGTGCCGGTGTTCTGCCACACCCAGAACCCGGTCGGTTTGCCGGACACGGTCGCGATGATCGCCTGGGCGCCGCGCCGCTCGATGGTGGTCTCGGCGGTCAACACGTACCGCTGGCCTTTGATCGTCACCGGGCGCCCGGTCTGCTCGGCGATGCCCTCGACGAGTGTCGAGGCGTCGCGGATCGCCGTTGCCGGGACGTGGGCGAGATCGTCGAAGGCGCGGCGCAGCTGGGCGACTGCGGTCACGCTGCGACGGTCGCCTGCGACGACGACGGCGACTGCGATGCTGCGGGTGCGGCCAGTGTGCCGCCGGTGTCGACGCCGGGGACGACGATCGAGGTGGTCGCGTCACCGAACTCGATGTCGGGCCGGCGCACCAGCGGCAGCGACACCGTCGCCACCAGGGTCGTGCGGGCGTCGCCGCCGACGAGACCGGCGGCGAGTCGGACTCGGCCGATCATCCGCGGTGGTTCGCCGTCGTTCATCCCGAAGTAGACGTAGGCCTCTTTGGTGTCGTTCGCGTACAGGTACGCCGACAGGCCGGTCGACACGTTGGGGTCCTGGAGGAACGTGAGGTCGAGGGTGAACGTTGTCTCGCCGGGTGTCGGGATCGACTTGGCCGGCTTGCAGAACGTCGCCGGGACATCGCTGGTGGTCGTGTTCGGCGACGGGGTCAACGCACCCGATGTCATCTGGCACGTCCAGCCGCCCGAACCTGGGTCGTAGTCGGCGAGCGCGACAAGATCGACGGCCTTGCCGCCGGGGGCCTGCCACGAGTCGAGGTAGCCGACCGCGGCGGTGTCGACGACCATCAGGCCGAGCTCGCCTTCTTCGATCATGAAAACAACGGGATCACTCATGCTGGGACCAGCTTTCTGTTCAACGGTTCTGGGGTGGGTTGGTCGGGCAGGCACAGGGTCGACACGGCGATCTGCTCGTCGACGGTGACAACCAGCACCGTCGTCGAGGCCCCACCGATGTCGACCGACTGGTGATCGGCGAACAGGGGACGGAATCGGGCGCGCACCGCGGCGTCATGGACCTTCGCCGACAAGATGTCGAGCCATTCCTGGTCGTCGTCGGCGTCGGTGGCGACCACGATCCGCCACGACAGGTTGATCATCGCCGCGTTCTGTTCACGGGTCTGTGACCACGAATGCCGTTCGATCCAGATGCACGGCGACACGACCTGTTTCGGGACGTACTTCGACACCCGCCCGGCGTCGAGCAGGCCGGTCAGTGCGCCGTAGAGGCGGACCCGTGAGTCGGAGATCCGGTCGTTCATCCGATCCCAAACTTCTGCTTCAACGGCAGCAGGATGTGGACCATGCCGCGCATCGGGTCCGAGGAGATGCGCACCGCGACCTCGTCGGGTGACCATGCGTTGAGCACCCCGAACGGTGCGTCCTTGCGCCGGTACAACTCGATGGTCAGGTTCGTCATCGCCGTGCGAACCAGGGGATGCATCGGCGGCGCGTCCGGTAGCGGGTCGTCGTCGCGGTCGAGGTAGGTCTGGACGAGATTCGCGGCGGCCGGGATCAGCTGCTCGATGCGGTCGGCGTCGGCGTCGGTCGCCTGCTTGCGCAGCACGTCGAGGACGTCGACGAGGACCTGGTCGGGATCGACCCACGCCGGGACCGTGTCGACGGGCAGGTCGGTCACGGCGCGCTACTTGCCGCTGTCGATCGCGGCGCGGATCTCGGCCTTGGTCCAGCTCGCCGAGACCTCGATGCCGTTCGCTTCGGCGTACTCGACGAGCTGATCCTTGGTCATGGCGTCCAGCGATCCGCCCTCGGGTGGCGGTTGGTCGCCGCCGCCCGCCCAGATCGGGGCGAGCCCGACCGCTTCCCGGTTCGGATCGTCGAAGGTGCTCATGGCATCTTGGTCACGCTGACCACGCCGGCCGGCTCGATGACGACGATGTCGAAGTCGCCGGCGTAGCCGACCTGGACGCCCCACACCGACGGCTCGACGACCTGCAGGTTGCCGTACTTGTACTCGAACGCCTTGGCGGCGGCGGTCGAGTACACGAGGATCGTGCCGGGATTGAGACCGGCCGACATGATCACCGTCAGCCCGGCGACCGACCCCTGCACACCCGACGGGTCGAGCGTGAACGGTTGGAAGCCGGCGCTGTAGGCGTTGGTCGGGTTGATCGGCGGGAAGATCGGGCCGATCATCCCGAGCATGTCGGGCGAGACGGCGACGATCGTGCGGCCTTGGCCCTTGGTGGCGGCGAACACCTGCCCGGCTGCTCCCCAGATCGCCACGGCAACGTCGGCTCCGGTCGCCGGACCGGTCGGGATCACCGGGCCGGCAGTGGCGGCGGCGGTCAGCACACTGCCGGCCTCGTCCTCGGTCTCGATGCCGTACTGCTCGGCGAGGTCGTTGATGATCATGTCCAGGATCGCCGGCGACGACCGGTTGATGTCCTGCTTCGACACGTTGACGTAGCCGCCGAACGTGTCCGCACCCAACGGCGTCTTGGTGACCAGCATCTTGCGGCTGGCGAGCTCGGTCTTTTCACCGACCTGCTTGCCGACCTGAGTGTGCTGCGTCACCCGGGCATAGGACCAGGCGCCAGGGCCGAGGTCCTGCGGGCCGAGGGTGGCGCAGATCGGGCGGGCGACCTGGATGTAATTGACGATCGGTTCCACGATCGACTCGGGCAGCAGACCCGGGTTGTCGGCGGTCGTCTGATGAGCGGCGGCACGGTGGAAGATCTCCATACGTTGCTGCGCGTCCGGGTCGCCGAGCTGCGAGTAGTACATGTCGGCGATGTACGCACCAGCCGACCGGTACTCGATCTGCGACTGCGGGCCTCGCGCCTCGGTGTACATGCTGACGAGCTCGGCAGTCCGGCTCCTCGACTCGATCGCGATCCGGGCACCCTCCTGCAATGGTTCCATCTGCCTGACGATTTCCGCCATGCGGTCACGTGTCCGCCGGTGAAGCTCCAGTTCCTCCGACGACAGGTCGCGGTTGGCCTTCTCGGCGCCCTCGACGAGCCCGTCGGCGAACTTCTTGCGCTCCTCGAGCTCGGCTTGGAAGCGGGCGAGCATTGCATCAGTCGCAGACATGCGACCTCCTCGTGAATCGAAACGGGTGGGTGTTCCGAGTCCGGTGACATCGCTCGCTCGGTCCGACGGCACCAGCCGCTCGCCCGAGGGTCTCCTCGACTACAGCGCGCGAGGCTACGTCAGACCGGACCGCTCGACAAGCATTTCCAACCGCAGCCGATCGAGGTTCGGTGTCAACACCCGTTCCACCGGCTCATCGGCGGAACGGACGGCGAGCACTCGAGCACCCTTGTACGCCGGGTCGCCGGTCAAGCCGATGTGGAACAGCTTGGCGCGGGTGATCCGCACCGACCGCCGATCGGCGGTCCACTGCTCACCGCCGGGCAGCGCAGCGAAACCGACCGACGGGGCGAGCAGGCCGTCGTCGGCGAGCTCCAGGACCTCGTCGCCGCCGCTCGTCTTCGAGATCCGCAACTCGACCCGAAGGCCTCGCGGGTCGTTCGGGTGGAACGAGGTGACCCGACCGAGGGGCTGCTCGCGGTCGTGGGCACGGTTCACGGTGACGTCACCGTCGACCCCGTTGAACGCCAACGGGTCGAACTCCTCGGTGACTAGCCGGCCGCGGCGCAGCACCTCGGTCGGCTCGTTGTACGGGACGGCGATCATGTCGATCATCCGTTGCGCGTGGCGCACCTCGAGCGTGGTCGCCGACCGGTACTCGATCGGACCCATTGGTTCGTTCATAACAGGGCTCCAGTCAGGTGTTCGTCGACGCCGTCCGCGCTGCCGGCCCCGTAACGCTCGATCGCCTGGACCTGCTCGGCGGTCAGCACGCCGATGCGGATCAGGATCTCCCAGGTCTGCGCACGGACCAGCGGCTCGGGTTGCACGTAGGCGTCGCGGTTGACCTCGATGCGGGTGCCGCGCGGTGTCAGCCACGACGACAGCGCGGCCATCACCGCTTGCGCCTTGGGTCGCAGCCCGGCACGCCAGTGGTAGTCGAACAGACTGGTCACGTTCGAATACGTCATCGAATCCCCACCGGTGGGCAGACCGACGAGGAACGGTGGGACGCGTAGCAGCACCGCGAGGCGGGACTCGTTGAACTGCAGCAGCTCGATCATCGCCATGTCCTTCGGCGACAGCTGCAGCGTTTCGAAGGTGATCCCGCCGGACAGCACCGCCGGCAGTCCGAGCGTCGACAGGCGGGCGGTGATCCAGTCGTTCTGCAGCTTGGTGGCCTGCGCCGCGGTGAGCTCGTCGGGGTGCTTGAGGACAGCGTTGGGGATCCCGCCGGTCGTTGCCAGGTTGGTGCCGTACTGGGTCAGCACTGTCGCCGCGATCAGCCGGGCACGGCCGGCCTCGAGGGGGCCGTGGCCGTGGGCGTCGTTGGCGGCGCCCTGGTAGCGGATGTGCAGCATGTCGGCGGTGACGTCGGCGGAGCCGATCGAATAGACGCGCTGGCCGCCGACCATCTCGACGTTGACGAACCACGGCTCGACGACATGGAAGCGGGCCGGCCATCCGTTCGAGTAGCGGGCGGTCGCCAGCACGAAGGCCTCGCCGAGCTGGTAGTCCCAGAACAGCTGCTTGGCGAACTCCTCCCATGACCCGTACTTGTCCGGGTCAGGGTTGTCGAGCCAGTCATCCGGCAGCGACGGCGACGCCCCGACTAGGTACGGCGGCATGGTTGCCAGCAGCGACGAGTTGAGATCGAGACAGGTCCAGGCGGTGTCGGTCAGCGTCTGCAGCCGCCCCCACCAGTTCGGCGTCGCCCACTCCGCCGGCCACCCGGACCACGGCGAAGGGCGGATGATCGACGGCGGCCACGGCCCGCCCGGGCCCTCGTCGATGAGCTCGACACCGTTCGGGTCGCCGGGGATCACCGTGTCGATGACACCGACCGTCCCGGGATCCGACGCCGGCGGGACCGTGTCGTTGGGCGTGATGTTCTGAGGGTTCAGAGAGCGTGTTTCCACCCGACCGAGACCGAGGGCCGCGTACCGGCCGCTCGACGGCGGGCGTTCCATCAGGTGTCAGTCGTCTGGTGTGACGGGCTCGTCGGGTTCGACAGGCTCTGGCTCGACCGGGGTTGCATGCATCGCCGAGACACTAGTTGTTGCAAATGCAACAACCGCGCATTGGTCAGTGGATGCCCGGCTGCGGTCGATGAACCACAGCGGCGCGGGTCGCCAGCGCGGCGGCACGGACCAGGTCGGACCGGGCGGGCGACGCCAGTGCGAGCCCGCCTTGCACGGCGCGGACCCGGCACTCGGCGAGCTGCACATCGAGCTCCGGTGTCGAGTCGTGGACCACCCGCCCCGAATCGACGAGCTCGCGCAGCAGCGGCAGCCCGAAGCGGACATCCTCTGGTTTGGCCTTGTCTGCTCGAGGCGCCACCGTCGCCAACGCCGGCTCGACAACGATCCGCCCGGGCACACCCAACGTGCGCACCGTCAACCGGGCCGCGGCCAGCGCCGCGACACGATCCGGGCACGTCCACCCGTCGACCTCGAACCGGTCACCGCCGATGTCGGCCACCGCGACGACGCCGGCGCCGCGCCCAAAGTTGTCCGCGACCGCGACCCACACCCGCCGCGGGATCTCGCCGTGCGACGTCAACCCACCCCACCGGTCGCCGCCGAGCAACGCTTCGACCTTGCCCTGAACGGTCAGCTTGATCGGCCATTGATTCAGCCACTGGGCGCGCACCGACTCGACCGGGTCCGGTTCGTTCGGATCCTCCGACGCGAACCCGGAAAGCGCCCGTTGGACGCGCATGCCGATCAGCTGCTCGCGTTGCCCGGACCACACCGGTGACGCCAGCCGCCACCCGTCGACGTCGTCGAGGCCGTAGTAGCGCGGCGTCGACCACTCGACGATCAGCACCGGCAGCTGCGGCGCCCACATGTCGTCGAGCGCCGAGCTGCGCCGGTCGAGCATCAGGGCCGTCGACATGCGGTGCGCGGTCGACATCAGCACCAGCCACGGCTGCTCGCTTTCGACGATGGTCGGCTCGAGGCCGTCGTCGACGACCGCCGCCGGGATCGACCAGGCCTCGTCGACGACACCGACCGCGACCTCCGACTGGCCGTAGGCGCCGCCGGCCCGCGCGGTGCCGCGCACCACCCGCACCCACTTCGACCCGTCGCGCAGCCACTCGATCGACGTGTCGTTGTTGTTGTCCAACGTCGCATACAGATCCGGGCGCGCATCCGCGAAGCCGAGCTCGCGGGCCATCACATCACGGACCTGCGACATCTGGATCGACATGTGCACCAGCCGCTGCGGCCGCCCGAACCGCTCCCCCTGATGCAGCCGCCACGACAAGATCAACCACAGCAGCCACGACTTGCCGAGCTGACGGGCCAACGTCAAGATCAACACCAGCCACACCAGCCGGCCCTCGACGTCGACCTCGAGCAGCCGGCGGGCGACGAGCCGCTGCCACCACCGCAACGTGATCTGCCGATGGGTGCGGCACCACCACTCGAACTCAACACCCAACGAGTCGACAGCGCGAGGGTGCGGCGCGGTCATCAACCGCGGCCACACCGCATCGGCCGGCACCTCCCGCAGATCATCCAACCATGGCGCCACATCCCACATCGAGTCGTCGACATCGAACCCGACCGGCTCCGGCATCTCGAGGAGCTCGTCGACGACACGGCCGCGCCGGCCGCGGGTCTCGTTGGCCAGGTTGACGGCCTGGCGGCGTTGACACGGACCGCATGCCGGCCGCTCGCGACAGCAGCCTGACCCTTCGACGTGGCGATGGCGCGACAGCGGCGGGACATGGTCGACCTCGGTCG